ACCTAAATTAAAATAAATATCACCAATTATTTTACCTAGTTTAGTTTTACCTACACCAGGTGGTCCCGTAATAACTGTATGTAACATATCTTCACTATCATTTACATTAGCTAAATAATAAATGATATTATCTACAATATTTTGTTTAATATTATCTAAACCAATCATATTTTTTAAATTATTTAGAGGCTCTTTTAATTTATGTATTTTTTCTAAATCAATATTATAAGTACATAATTCTTTTTCATCATAAATATCAGCTAAATATAATAAATCATCGATATTATGAATTTGTTTATTTATTATTTTAATTGGCCAGAATGATTTATCTAAATCGTCATATTCTATATCGCTACTTAATTGATCTGATTCTTCTTCAATAAAATCTTGCCATTTAATATCTAATTTTGGTTTTTTATTTGACATATAATAAATATTATTTTAATTTTTAAATATAAATTTATATATAGAATAAATAAAAATATATATATATATATATGTTATATAGTGCTCAAGGTCAATTGATAAATAAAGATATGTCAAAACAAGTTAGTGTAAATAAAAGTCCAAAAAAGATTGAATATAAAGCAAATGGCAATTTAGTAATTGAAGAAGCAGATAAAGAGACAGTTAAAGCTGCAGTTAAAATTCCAGGTGATCAAGTATTTTTTCCTTTTTCAAGTAAATCTACTGAAGAAGAATAAATTGAAATTTAAATATTTAAAAAGTAAATATTTAAATTATATACAATGAATAAAAAAATTAAAGAACCAGTAATTATTCCTTATAATCCTAATAATAAGCTTATAAAGGATGTTGATATAAAAGAAATGTTAAATAGATTTGGAGTAAAAGTAGAAATAACTGATATTGAGTTATATAGACAATCTTTAACACATAAATCTTATATTAAAAAAGAGTTTTATGATAAAAATATGAATGAAATTAATAAACATAAAAATAAAATGCATAATGTTTTAGAATTAAGAGATAAATCAAATGAAAGATTAGAATATTTTGGTGATACAGTAATTAAGACTGTTATTGCAGAATATTTATTTGATAGATATCCAGATCAAGATGAAGGTTTTATGACTAAATTAAAAACAAAAATAGAAAATAGAGAATCGTTAGCAAACTGGGCAAGAGAGATGGGTTTATATAAATTTGTAATTATTTCTGCTCAAAATGAAGAATCTAATAGTGGTAGAACATGTGATAAAATTTTAGAAGATGCATTCGAATCATTTATTGGAGCTTTAAAAAAAGATACTGATTTTGAGACATGTAAAAGATTAATTAGAAATCTATTAGAAAATAATATAGATTGGTCAGAAATTATTTATAAAGATTCTAATTATAAAGATCATATTCAAAGAGTTTATCATAAAAGAAAATATGAACATCCTAAATTTGAAACATTAAAAGAAGAACATTTGAAAGATAATAAAAAATATTTTACAGTATGTTTATATGATAATTATGGTAATATATTTACTACAGCTAAAGAAACTTCGATAAAAAAAGCTCAACAATTAGCATCAAAACTAGGTTTATATAAATTAAAAGAGTTATCAGATTATCAAATGACAGATTATGAATTAGAATTAATTAAGAATAATTAAATTATTATAAATATATATATATAATGTCTAATTATATTGATTTAAATAAAAATGGGAGACTTTTTCCTTTATGGATATTATCTAATTTTAAAAAATTTCAGTTACCTAAAAATATTATTAGAGATAATGAAGATCCTTGTAAAATTAAAACTAAATTAGAGTTAAGACAATATCAAAAATTTATATCTAGTTATTTAGATTACAGATCTCCTTACAAAGAAATTTTATTATATCATGGATTAGGTTCAGGAAAAACAGCTACAACAATTAATTTAATTAATGTATTATATAATTTCAATCCATATTGGAATGTATTTATATTAATTAAAGCATCATTAAAAGGATCCTGGGAAGATGAGATAAGAACGTGGTTATCTAAAGATGAGTACGAAGCAAGAAAGAAAAATATAAAGTTTATAAATTATGATTCTCCATATGCAGACAAAGTTTTTTTAGATGCGATAAAGGATAGTGATAGTACAAAGAAAAATTTTTTTATAATAGATGAGGCGCATAATTTTATAAATAATTTATATAATAATATTGTTTCCAAAACAGGTAAAAGAGCATATGTGATATATGACTATATTTTAAAAGAAAAAATAGAAAATCAAGATACAATGATAGTTTTAATGTCAGGAACTCCTGCAATAAACAATCCTTTTGAGTTAGCATTAATGTTTAATTTAATGAGACCAGGTATTTTCCCAAGTAGTGAACTTAAATTTAATGAATTATATATTAAATCGAATCAACTAAGTGATGATATGAAAAATACATTTATTAGAAGAATTATAGGATTAGTTTCATATTATTCTGGAGCTGATAAACAATTATTTGCTGAAAAAAGAATTGAATTTGTATATTGTAATTTTCATGAAAAACAACAAAAAACTTATGAGCATTTTGAACTTATTGAAAATAAATTAGATAAAAATAAATTTTCTAATAAAGTTTCTTCAACATATAAGTCTTTTACTAGACAATCATCAAATTTCACTTTCCCGACTATTTCAAGTAAAATTAATGGAGAAAGTAGACCTAGACCATCTACATTTAAGTTAGATGAGTCTGTAGTTCAAAAAATGTTAGAGGGGATAGAATTTGATGAGAAAGATAAGGAGTATGTTGAGTATAATGATTTAATAAATGTATTTATAAAAGAGTTAGAAAAGTATTACGATAAATTAAATGATGGAAAGTTGAAGGATGATATAGAAGTTTTTAAAAATAAGTACAAATATGATTTTGATAAATTTTGGAAAGAACACAAAAATAAAAGTAAATTGTTAGAGGAGTTTTATAAAAATTCTTGTAAAATAACAACAATGATTTTTAAAACATTAAATTCAAAAGGTCCTTTAATTTTATATTCAAATTATGTAAGAATGGAAGGATTAGAAATTATTAAAATTTATTTGAAATATTTAGGATTTAGTAAATTTGTTGATACTGATAAAGGTAAAGATTATTATAGATATACTGAATATCACGGAAATATAAAAATGGAAACAAGAGATGTAAATAAAAAGTTTTTTAATAAATCTGAAAATATTGATGGTAAATTAATTAAAATTATTCTTATTTCACCTGCAGGTTCTGAAGGTATTAGTTTAAAAAATGTTAGACAAGTTCATGTATTAGAACCATATTGGAATGAAGTAAGAATAGATCAATTAATAGGACGTTCTATAAGACAGTGTTCTCATAGTGATTTACCAATGAATGAAAGATATGTTAATATATTTAGATATATAAGTCAAAGGGAAAACAAAAAAGAAACAACAGATGAGAATATTCAACAATTAGCGGATAAAAAAAATAAATTAATAGGGTCATTTTTAAAAACGTTGAAAGAAATTGCAGTTGATGCTGAATTATTTAGAAATCATAATATCGAGAATAATGAATATATACCATTTCAGTTTAATGAGAATAGTTTATTTGATGAGGTAATAAGTCCAGCATTTAAAAAAAATATTGATTATGATTTAAATTTAGAAAATGGACTTTATTCAAAAAATTCAGAGATTACAAAAATAGATGTATTTGAAATTAAGGCAGTTATAAAACTTGAAAATAATAAATTTACTGATGTAAATAAATATTATTTAAATAATGAAACGGGTATTGTGTATGATTTTGATTTAAGATTTCCTTTAGGTAAAATTAATTTTGATAAAGATGGTGTACCTGAAATTTTTAAAGATGATATTTATTTAATATCACAAATAATTGATATCCCTAAATTAAAAAATTGAAAAAATAATTATTTTAATTAATAAATTTTTATTAACTAAAAAAATGAAATGGACTAAGAAAGAAGATAAATTATTAATATCAATTTATGATAAAAAAAAAACTTGGAATGAATTAACTGAATTATTTAATTCAAAACATAAAATAATAAAATATCAAAAACAACTACATCAAAGATGGAAGTATTTTCTTAATCCAGAAATATCTTTAAAAGAAATTTCAATAGAAGAACTTAAAATAATAAAATATAACTATGAGCCTTTTAATAAAAAAAATAATAAAATAATACAACAAAATATTTATAATAAAACTAAAACTATGAGATCAACACATTTTATAAAAAATAATATATTAAAATTAATCAATAAATCAAAAAAAAAAAAATTTTCTTTAGAAGAAGATTTATATTTATATTTTATATGTAAAGATAATGATTTTCATTGGACAAAAGTATATAAAATATTTAATGAAAAGTTTAAAAATGATAAAGATATTTTTAATTTAAAATGTCGTTGGCAATTTTTTTTAAAAAAATATACTACACAAAATATTTTTACATTAGAACAAGATATTAAATTATTTAATATATGTATTGACGATAATAAAATATGGAATCAAATTTACAATATCTTTTCAGAACATTATAAAAATGAAAAAACTATGTATGATTTAATATGTAGATGGTATTTATATCTAGATCCTATTACAAATCCAATATATACTAATTAAACGTTTTTTTATTAATTTCTAATTGAATCTCTCCTACAGTAAAAATTAATTGAGATTGAAATTGACTCGATAAAGGATGTCTTAAATATTTTTTAGCACTTCTAAAACTTATTTTATACTCATCTTTTGATGTAGTATTTACATTTAAAATATTTTTATATGATTTTCTTTCTGATAATTCATTATTCCAAACTAAATTATTATTTGTTTCTAACTGATCCCCAGTACTATCAAGTATTTTAATACTCATATTTGTAAAATTTCCTAAATCTGAAAATTTAAAAATTTTATCTGTCTCCATACCATCTAAAAAATTAAAACCACGAGCATCCTCCTTACCTGGAAATAATAACGCAAAACTATTACTTACTGAACTACTTGTTGATAAATCATTATTTTTAGGAAGCTGATCTATATGTAATTGAAAATATCTTCCTTTTTCTATTTGATAATCTGGATTTGTACTTTTTGAATACTTAAAATGCTCTACACCATTTGCAGCTGTATTACTATATGAATAAACAATTGAATAATCTGGTTCTAATGATACTGCATCCGCTACAAAATAATCTAAAACAAAATCATTATTCGAATCTGTAAAATAATGAATAATATAAATTGGCACATTATAATTATTATCAAACTGATCAAATAAATCATTATTATTAAAATTATTAGCTGCATAAAATGACGTAATTGTACTTATTATATTATTATCTGTTAATATAGATTTTTTTAATTTATAATTATCAGGAAGTATAGCTTTAACTAATTTTAAATATTTTACATTTTTAACTGATCTATGTATAGATGGTCCTGGAGTAGTATCAGTAGATCCTAATTTTAATGTAAAATTAAATATATTAGGAAAAATATCAATATCTCTATCAGCAGTATCAATTATTATATCTTTTTCTTCTATATATTGATTACGAACTATTTCATCAATATTATTATCAATAATTTCTTTAGGTTTAAAATCTTGTTCAAAAAGAAATGAACCTAAATTAGATTGATTATTAAAGTTAACGTTATTATTTTGTGTAGGTTGTAAATTATTGTTTAAAAACATATTTTTTAGTTTAGAATTTTCATAAAAGTTAGCAGGAGTTTGAGCATTACTAAAATAATTATCACGGATATTAATTTTAGATAAATTAGATCTATCTTTTGAATTATTATTAAACATATATATTTATAATAAAAAAATAATTCGATTTATATTTAAAAATAAAAAGATTTATATTTTTAATTATGGAGTATGAAAAAAATATTTATGATAAATTTGTGAATAAATATACTTTAACGGAGTTAAATAATCAACTATCAAATAAATTGAATTTATCAAATAAAAATAAGGATGAGAAAAAAAAATGTATAAAAATTTTATATGATAATATGAAAAAAATATATAATAGTTTAGATAAAAGTAAAATTAATGATAAAACATTTTCTAAAGTTAATGATATTTATAAAAAATATTCATTAGATGAGACAATTAAAGAAATTAATTATATGTATAATACAAATAGTAATATTAAATATTTAGAAAGACCGATTACAACTTATCAAAAAAATTCAAATAATATCGATTTTAGTAAAAGACAGATTACTGAAAATAATGGTACACCAAATTTGGGTGTTTCAAATAATTTTGATGAACCAAGTAGACTAAATAATAATATTCCTCCTGAAAAAATAATGGAAAAACTAATGGCAGAAAGAAATACAATTAATAGTAATCAACAAGCAAATTATGAATTACCAGAATATATGAAACCTAAAGATAGTCAACCTGTTGTAGAAAAATTTACAAATTATAAATTAAATGAAAGTCATAATACAAATGATGATACTAAAATGCAGGGTGACACATATCATTTATCTGGATCAAATTTAGATTCTCAATTTAGTAATATTAATTTTAATGATAACGAATTATCTTTAGGATTACCTGATGTTGATGAATCTGTTGATACAAATAAAAGATTAGAAATATTACAAAATGAAAGATCAAATTTATCAAATAATGTTAATGTTCCTGACGAAAATTTTATTAAACCTGATTTTAGTAAATCATTAGAAGATAATAATAATTTGTTAAGGAATCAAAAAATGATAAATAATGATTACATAAAAAAAGAAGATTTTTATAATAATCAAAAAAGAATAATTAGTAATATGGAACCACCTAAATATGAAGTGAATAATAATTTAATCAATAATGCTAATAAGATAAATAATGGAAATATAGTAGAGAAGTTAAATAATGTGAATAGAGATGATGTATTAAAAATATTAAATAATTATGCGAATTCTAATAATAGTATGAATGTAGTTAGAAACACGGAGAAAAAAGTAGATTTAGTTGACAATACAGAAAAAGATGATAAAATCACTGAGTTTTTAAGTGAATTAGGTAGAAAACAATTAGATCAGTTAAAACAAGTTCAATTATTACAAGAACAATTACAGAATCATATTAAAAGTCAATTATTAAATCCAGTTAGACGTAATGAAATTGAGGAAGGTACAGATGAATTAAAGAATGAATTAATTAGTAAAGTAAAAATATTAACAGGTCAATTAGAGCAAGAAAAAAAAATAAATATTCAGTTAAAGAAGAGAATTGATGATTTAATGGATGAAAACACAAATGAGAATGACAAAAAATTAGAATTAATAGATAATAAGAAGGAGGAAATCAAGGAAGAGGTAAATAAGTTAGCTGATAAACATAAGGACATTGAAATTTCGTATGCGAATTTATTGAAGAAGGAGAAGTTTTTAAATGGATTGATAGAGAAAAATAGTAAATTATTAAAATCGGATAATCATACTATTTTTATAGATACAAAGAATTTCAATTATGAGAGTAAAGTTGGTTATGTATTTGACAGAAAGATAAATGATATAAAGAAGATAGAGTTATTATCATATGATTTTCCCAAGATTAATAATAATGTAAATAATAAAAATAATAAATTTTATTTTAAATTTGATGAAGAAAAATTAAATAATAGTATTGTAGAGCAGAATGATTCAGACAGTGAAGAGTGTTCAATTGACATAAATGATGATATGAATATTATTACAATACCGGAAGGTAATTATGATATATCAACATTAATTAAAAAATTAAATAAATTAGGGAATTCATATAATTTATTATTTTCATATAATAAAAATACTAGTAAAGTGACAATTAAGAGTGAGAATAATTTTAGTATTTACAATAAAGAAAATAATGTTATGAGTTTATTAGGTTATGATGATGAATTTATTTTAGAAAAGAACAATTCTTATATAAGTAAGAATGCTTATGATTTAAGAAAATGTAATTATGTTTACATGTATTTACCAAATGTAACTGATGAAGTATTTGCAACGATAAATATTGATGGAATTAGAAAAGGTAATTATGAATTAAAAACTGATGAAATTTCAATAGATAATCTAGAAATAGAATTGAAAGATGAATTCGATAATTTAATTGATTTTTGTAATTTAAGTTGTAAATTTGAGTTAAATTTTATATTTGTAAATAAACAAATTAAATTAGATGATGAGTCAGAAAATGATGTAGAAATTTATTCAGATGAAATTAATTTTGTCGAAAAATAATATTATTTATATATATATGATAAAGACAATATATATATCAATAATTGTTTTAGTAACTATATGGACATTATATTTATATTTAGATAATGATCAAAAGTATAAAGATGAAATGAATAGAATAACATATTTAGAACATAAAATTAGAAAAAGAAATGATTACATAAATCAAAGTAGAATGAGTACAATTCCTTGTAGTGTAGTAAATCTAGAGACACCTCGTGATTGTTATATTGGTTCAAATTATTCTTGTAAATGGTGTGAGTCTGCGGATAGGTGTAATCAAATTATTTAAACTTAAAAGACATATAATTAGTATGAATAATTTACTAAATGATGATATTATAAATGAAATATTATTATATTTAGAAATTACATGTCATAGTTGTTATAATAGGATAGAAGTAAATAACTTAAAAGATTTAATTAAGTTAAATAAATTTTATTATTGTAATAAAACTTGTTTTAATTTTATATAATAAAAAATTGAATTTTTTTTATTCTAAGATAAATTATATATAATAACATTAATATGGAAAACTATAAAAATATCCAAAAACAAAAATATTTAATTTATAAATTAAATAAAAAAAAAGAAAAATATAAAAGTGTTTTAGAAACATATTCTGATGATGAAATAGATATTATAATTCATAATGATTATATAAATAAAATAGAATTATTTTATAAAAGATATAATCTAAATGATAAAGAATTAAATTATTGTGATTCTTGTGAAGAAAAAGATATATTACGTATTAAAGAAGGAAATGAAATTAATGGGTACAATTACTTAAAAATTCTTAAGAATTTCGATTTAAATGGATTCAAAAATATCAAATTTCAAGATATGATTGATATAAATAATGTAAGAAGAATAAATAAATTTATTAAAAATAAAAGTAATTATAAATATATAGATAAAAAAAAATTTTATAATTACGATGGAATAATTAATAACTTTAATGGAAATTGGAATATAAATAATTTCTTACAAATTTTAGAAAATAAAGGTTTACAAAAAATATCAGTTCCAAAAATTATATTTGATATGTTACTTGAACAAGAGCCAGGAGTCTATGCAATAGAAATTATTACAAATGATTTAATTAATTTAAATAGATCATATTGTATTATAAACGATTTCCCATCTGATCAAGATATATTAGATATACCTTTAGAAGTGTGTAATCAATTAAAATTAAAAAGTGAGTTTGATAATTTTAATATCAGATTAGTAAAACCTAAAAAAGGTGAAAGGGTAAAGTTAAAATGTCTAATTAACAGAGACGATATTTTTAATGACATAAAAGTTCAAATGACTGAAGAAATAAGTAAATTATCAATATTAAGTTTAAATCAAATAATATCAATTAAATCTGATAAGGAAGATTTATATGTACCATTTTTAGTAAAGGAGTTATCACCTAGTAATGTAATAGATATAACAAATATTGATTTAGAAATAGATTTTGATATTTGTGAAGATTATGAAAATCCATTAGATAGTTTATTTATTTATTCAAATATGGAGGTGTAATTATTATTTTTTTTTGTAAAATTATATTTATCTAATAATTCTTGAGTATTTTTACTTATTTTATCTTTGTAAGTAAATGATACTTCATAAGATGGTAAATTTTTATCACGCTTATTTAAAAAAATCCCATTCTTTTTTTTAGATATATTAAAACTTATTTTTGATTTCTCATAAATATTAAATTTGTCTCTAACATATCTAATTCTATCTTCTAAATTATAAGGGAAAATAAACTTATCATGATTAAATGGTACAATAGTAAAAGTTTTATTATTTTTTCCTGTTGAATATTTCTCTAAATAAAGTAACTTTTCTTTTATCAAACTACATAAATCTATTCTTGTTAATTCTTTATTATATTTAATGTCTAATGTCTTAAACATTTTTTTTATATCATCTTTATCATTAGAAGTATGACATACTGCTCCTTTTAAAGATTGAATTCCCTCACCTCTTTTTGCTTTTATATTTTTTGATTTTTTATTTCTAAGTTTAAAAATCTCATCATTATTTTTATTTTTATCTAAGATTCCTAACAGACTATTTTCTTCTCTTTCATCATAATACTTCTTTATAGATACAAAATCATATTTTAAATTATCATTATCACTTTTGATTTTTTTAATTTCTTTATTTATTTTCTCATTTTTTAAATAAGAATACAGATTTAATTGATTTGATAAATCCTTATTATATATTTTTCTATAAAATAATGGTATATTTTCATCTAAATATGTAGGTTGAAATATGTAAAATGTACCTCTATAAATAAGATAACCAGGATTATTAAATTTATCGTAAATAAATTCTGAATTATCATTAAATTTATTAAAATCATTTTCTGATGTTGGTAATAATATTTCTAACGCTTGATAAATAAACCAATCCTCAAATAACTCTTTTTGTTCACCTTTATAATAATTTTTTACTATTTTTAAAATTTCATCCAAAGTATACACATACTTTTTTTTAAATAATTGCTTAATTTTATCTTTCGCAAAACTAATTTCGTTTTTAGCTAACAAATCTGTAAAAGTTGTATAATCAAGATCTAACTTATTTATTTTCTTGAAAATCTTAGAATTTTTATCATAATAATTTAAATTTATCTTTTTATCAAAACACTCATAATCACAATCAGTAAAATCACACTGAACATCACAAAATTTTACATTTTTACTTTTCTCCTCCCCAATCTTTGGCTTAATACAATTTTTATTCTTCTCAATATCATCCTTAAAAACATTACCATTATAATTTATCGCACAATCTACTGATACTCTCTTTAAACTACGCTCAATCTTTTTTACTAATAAATATTTTAATTCTGCTTTTCTATATAAATTCTCTTCTGATGATAGTCCTTTTTCTAATCTCACAACATATTTATATATGTCAACCTTAGGAAAAGGATTTTTTTCAGATGTGACATTATAATGTTTACATTGTCTTATTGCTCTACCGATTACTTGTTCTACTCTACCAAAATTGTAATAAACATCTAATATATGAACTTGACTTACATTTTCTAAAGTAATACCTTCATTCATAACTTTAGATCCTAATATAATTTTAATAAATTTTCCTTCAATATTTTCAATATTATTAAAATAGTCATCAAGTATTTTTTTTTTAACTTCGGGTAATTCTTCTTCAATATCGTCACTTTTACCAGTAATTTTAATAAAAGTCGCAGGAAAAAATTCTCTATCTGGATATTTTTTAAAAAAATTAGAATAATTAACACCTGTTTTATAATCAATTACATTTTCATTTAGTTTATAATTTTGATCTTCTCTAAATTCCAAAAAACCATTTTGCATTAAAATTTCTTGGAATACTTCTATACCTACTTTTACTAAATTACTATAAATAAATATTGTACTAGATCCTTTCAACCCTTCTACTTTTTTATCTATATTATCTAATACCTCATAAAATTTTGTTGAAAATTGTTTTAAATACTCTTTTTTATAAATTAATCCTGTTATATTATCTGTATTTTTTGATTCATACATTATTTCCTCTACATTACTTATTTTATTATTAAAAAACATCTTATTTAACTTATTTAAATATTCTGCTTTATTATTCCTTAAATTTGATATTGCTATATTTACACCTTCCTCACCTTTACTCCCTACTATTGATAATTTGTCTTTACTTAATACTGGTATCGCTATATTCGCTACTGATGTAGTACTCCTTTCCAATTTATCATCTATATTTGTCTTTGATACTAAATTATACGTTTCTTGTTGAAATTTATCCATCTTACATCTTACACATTTTGTAAAAATTAATCCTTCCGGTATTTCACCAATCTCATTTCTTATCGCAAATAATAACGGATTCGCACCACGATAATATGATATATAACCATTACACATATTCTCAAAATACTCACGCCCCCCTTCCTTAAAATCTATTAAATGACTATAATTATTTAAATTAAAAATCTTTTCTTTCTTAATTTGATCATTTACTGGTCTCAAATAATTTATTATTTCTATAATATCAGTACCTAAATTTTTCATTGGAGTAGCTGATAATAATAATAATCTTAAATTTTTAGATTTTTTTATAATCATTTTTAATGCTTCCCCATGTTCATTACCTGTAAAATTGTGAACTTCATCTACTATTAAAATTGTGTTATCTAAATTTTCTAATTTATCAGTTGACACATCTCTCTCGAAATCACCTTCATCTGTTTTTCTATATTTTTTAACTTGCTCATCTTCATCAACATAATCTTTTATCTTTTCACCTAACACTTTCTTATAAAATTTTCTGTGAGTCATTATTTTATAAAAATACATTAACTCTTTTAACTTATCATTTTTGTTTTTTTGCTCCTCCTCAATTGATAAATTTTGATTTGTATTGTCATTATTCAAACTTGAAAACTTTATTATCTCATTCTTCCAATTCTCCTTTAATAATGGTCCCGGTACTAATATCATGATCTTAGTATTATACTTTAACACCATCGATTTGAAATTCTCCGCTATTGATATCGCTGTACCCGTTTTTCCTGTACCTGTACCATGAAATATTAATAAACCCCTATAAGGAGTACTCGGATGAATAAAATTTGATAAAAATGATTGATGTGAATATAATTTTAATTTTCCAGTACAAGCATCATCTCTATAACGTTTTATATCATCATATTTTTTAAGTTGTTCAGTTTCAGGTATTTTATGATAATAAAATTCTCTTTTTCTATAAATTTTAGACTGAAAATTTTTATCATTAATATCTGGATAGACATAATCTTTTTCTAATAAATCTTTTATTTCTTGTGAACTCATATATTTATATAGATATTAATTTAGTTTAAAAATTTATATTAATTTAATGGATTTATATAATATGTTTGATGATTCAGACTTGTCATATGAAAGTAAAAAAAAAATTATAAATAAAATTCAAAATATAAAAAATAAAAAAAATTATATTAATTTATTCAAACTAATTATTAAATTAAATATATCTTATTCATTAAATAAAAATGGTATATTTTTTAATTTAAATAAAATTGATAATAAAGATTTAAATAAAATAATAAATTTAATTGACTCATTTGAAATTTATAATTATAATTAATTATCAGATTCTATCCAATTCCACTTACCATCATATTTCATTCCATTCATTTTTAAATAATTGTAAAACCCTTTTATCAAAAAATTATAATCCGGTGTATAATTATATTTTAAATTTATACTATATTTATACAATAAATATATCGGTGATGATATATTATATTCTTTTATCTCTTTATCAAAACTTAATTTTATATTTTTTACTTTTTTATGAATATCACATTTGTTATCCTCCAATCTGATATTCTTCCAAGGTAAAGTTTTTAAATTTAAATAAATTAATGAATACGATAAACTTATCAAATCATCCCTCCTTGATAATATATACTTATTATGACAATTTATACTCATAAATCTTATCGTTCCACATCTACTTTTATTTTTCTCAAATTTAATATGCTTACCATCTTTCATAAATCTTTTACATAACCCAAAATCTATTAATTTAAACTTATTATTATCCTCATCAAAAATAAAATTATCAGGCTTTATATCTTGATGAACTAAATTATTTTTATGTAAATAATTTATTTGTTGTAATATTTGTATTCCAATCATTAAAACATCTTTTTCATTTAATGAATTTTTATTATTTTTAAATATTTTTTCACAACTTTTATAATATAAAGGCATTATTAAGTAACTAAAATCATTGTCTTCAAAGTAATCATACTTTTTGACCATATTTTTTTCATTTATTAGTAAATCATAAATTAATGATTTTTTTTTATTATATTTTTTTTTTTTATCTATTTTAATTGCTACTAACTTATTTTTTTTTAAATGTTTACCTTTATAAACAATACTAAAACCTCCTTTACCAATAATATCTTCATTATCATAATAATAATCATTAATTATCATTTAATTTACTTAATATAATAAGTTTATAATTTAATAAAAATACCTCAATATAATTAATGGATCTATTAAATGAATTTTTAGAAAATGGGGATAAAACTGTATTAAATAATTTACAAAAAAATATATACGAAATGAATAGAAATAAAACAGAATATTGGGATTTCATGATTAATAATTCAAAAATTGATGATAATATTATTTTAGATAATATTAATTATATTAATTTTGATAATTTAATTAAAATACAAAAATTAAATACTGAATTACTTAACGACGATATTATATTTAATAAAATTATATCAGAAAATTTATTAGATGATGCTTTAATTTATCAAAAATTAGATATTGAATTTATACATAAAATAATTGAACTAAATTTAGATACAGCATCTTGGGATAAACTTTGCAAATATCAAAATTTAGATATGGATACTATCGAAAATAACTTAGATAATATTAATTGGGATATTTTATCAGAAAATCAATTTATTACTATAGAATTTATCGCTAAACATAAAGATAAAATTAATTGGGAACTATTAGGAAAAAATATTAAAATTTCTGAAATCTTAAATGATACATTCATTGATATCTTTAATGAATATGATCTATCTTACTCATTTATCTGGTCTAACTCTATATCTGAAGAAAAAGTTATCGAACACTTTCACAAATTAGATAAACAAAAAGTTTTAGATTTATTAGAAATTAGACAACTGTCTACTAAATTTATTGATATCATTTTTCAAAAATATAACGATCCTGAATTCTATGACGCTGCAGCCGAAGGACAAGACCTAACTTTAGAATTTATAAATAAATATAAAGATAAATTCGACTTTAATATCATCTCACAACACCAAAATTTGACTTTTGATTTTATTCTTCAAAATAAAGATAAAATATCTTTACAAGCACTCTCTTTTAATGAAAATCTTAATGAAGAACAATTTTTAAAAATTTATGAAATTAAAGATCAGTTTAATGACGACTTTGACTGGGAGTATATTTCAGAATACGTTGATTTCTCTAAAGAATCTGAAGAAAAGATAAGTGAGTTACACAAAGAACTACTTATTAAAAAAAAACTTGAAAATTAATTATATTTAATCATATAATTATATAAAAAAATATATGATCGGAATATTAAAACTAAATTCAAAAATACAATATGGCAAGTCTAGAAATAGCATACCTTATTGTTTATTTATACCTCACAATAACAAAATCAATCAAAAAAATATATTAGTCGCATCTAATTTAAAAAAAAAAACTTATATTGATCATTTTATTGTTATTGATATTATTAATGAAAATGATAAAAATATAATTGGTATTATTAAAAAAAATATTGGACCAGTTAACGATTACTCCTCCAATAAAAAATTTATTTTACTTAAAAATAATATCATTAAAAATAATATTTCATATACTATTACTCCACACAACCATCATAATAAAAATAATATTAATTTCACTTACTCAATCGATCCTAAAAATTCTAAAGATATTGATGATGCTTTCTCTTTCCAAGATGATATTTTAGAAATACATATTACTGATCTTACAAATTTAAATATTGATTTTAATCAATTACTTCAAACAAGTTTTACATTTTATGACGATAATAATATTAATATGCTTCCTAATGAACTATCCGAAGATAAATATTCTTTAATAGAAAATAATGATAGACATACTATCTCTTTAATAATTAATTTTACTTCTAAAGAATATTATTTCAAAAGACAAATTATTAATGTAAATAAAAATTTATCTTACGAAGAAGCTGATATACTAATTTCTAATAATAATACTTGGAAAAATCTTATTGATAAAAGTAACAAATTTTTCACTAATATTTATGATTCACATACCCTAATTGAACAATTTATGATATTCTATAATTCTAAATTTAATGAATTACTTATTAATAAAAATTTCCCTATTAGAATTCATAAAGGACTTAAAATTATTAATAATAAAATTAATGACCAAAAATTAATTAAAAAAATATGCTACCATTCAGCTACTTATACACCTAATAATCATAATTATGATT